TTATCAAAGAAGATTCCTGTAGCCATTTTTCTACTCATTGAGTTTTTATAAGACTTGACAACATTTAATCTATTTGGAGAACCTGCATTGGTAAAACCTGCTCTTTTTTGTTTCCAATCTACAACAGTATTTAAATGTTTTTTTACCATATTAGGAAGTTCTAAATCATCAAAGAAATAATCTAAAAATTCTTCTCTACTTATTGTTATAGTAAAATCGTCTTCTGTTACAGTTGGGTCGTTAGATCCTTTTTGACCACGACCTCCTCCTTCTCCGGATAATGGCTTTCTAATAGTATCTCCTGGAACATACTCTTTGTTACCAGGGTGGACGTGTTTTTTATCACCTGTTTTACCGTCATAGCTAAATTCCGGTTCATTTATTCCCTTAACAGGTATTTTAACACCTTTCTTAGATGAAGTTAAATCCTTAACATTATTATTTTTAATAATATTGGGCATAGCTTTTTTAATCTTATGCCCAATTCTTTTAAGTAACTTCTGTCTATTTGGTGAAGATTTACCTTTGGGATTATTTCTTTTATCTACAATGTTAATACCCATATGTATAAATCTTTTTAATTGCTTTTTCTAACTCTTAAATACCAATCTGTTAATAATTTAATTTGTTTATTAGTGTATCCTCTTTCTTTCATTCTTTCAATAAATTCAGAGTGTTTCTTCTCTTCATCTTTAGATGTTTTTGTAGAAAAAGATATAACTGGAATCAAATCTTCAGTTTTAGAAAAGATTCTTTTTTCAATAACATTCTTGATCTTTTCATAAGATTCCCATTTAGGAGATTCTCCATGTTTAGCTTTATGTCTTAAATAGAATTGAACTAAATCATTTCTAAAATCCTTTGGATTAGCTATTCCTGCTGGTTTTTCAATTTTTTCTAGCTCTTCATTAAGTGAACCTCTATCGAATTGTTGACCGGTTTCAGGATCTCTGTAGTCGTTGTCTTGGCACCAGTGGTCTGCATACGTTATATATCTTTCAAAAAGATTTTGACCATATTCTTGATATGAATCAACATAAGCTTTTTGAATTTCATCTCCAATAAACTCAGCGTATTTAGAAGAGATTGTAGATTTAAGAATACTTAAATAATAATCTTGTAAATCTGCTGGCAATTGTTGTTTAATAATTTCTTGTTCCAATACATAAAAAAGATGTACTGGATTAGCTGCAATCTCATCAGAATCATGGTTAAATACTTTAGATAATACTTTAAATGCAAAACGGGTTGAAATACCGTCCATACCTTCTGTGATTCCAGCAAAGTCTTTATATTCTTGAAGTGATTTAGCTTTAGGGTCAACTTCTTTTAAGTTCTCACCGTTGTATATTCTCATTTTAGAAAACATTGTTGAGTTTTCAGGATCAATCAATCTTGTCATAATACAAAATTGAGCTAATAACTCTAATGTTTTAGGAGCACACGGTGCTTCAGATAATGAAGAATGATTTAATAGTTTTTCATAGATTTTAACTTCTTCATCTACTCTTAAACAATAAGGAACTCTTACAATATAAACCCTGTCTAGGAATGCTTCGTTTTTTCTATCGTTTGAGAATGTCTCCCATTCTGATTCATTTGAGTGTGCTAATATAACACCTTGGAAAGGAATTGCTGGTAGGTTTTCTGTACCATTAAAGTTTCCTTCTTGTGTTGCAGTCAATAATGGGTGTAATACCTTAATCGGTGCTTTAAACATCTCAACGAATTCCATTAAACCTTGATTAGACTTACATAACGCACCAGAATAGCTATAAGCATCTGCGTCATCTTGTGAGTATTCAGCCAGTTTTCTAATATCTACTTTACCAACTAAAGCTGAAATATCTTGGTTGTTTTCATCACCAGGTTCAGTTTTTGAAATACCTAATTGAGATGCAATTGATAACTTAATTTTTCTAACTGAGAATTTAGTAATATCTCCTCCAAACTCGGCTAATCTCTTGGTTGCCCAAGGTGAAGCACATGATGGAATATATCTTCCTGAGATACCATATTCTTCTTCTAATTCTGTTTTATAAGAAGAAAATAAACCTAAAGGATTTTCTAGCACCGGTGACATTTCTCCATCTGCTACTAAAACATAAATATGGCTATTTTCCATTAATTGCTTTAGTCTCTCTGCTAACGAGGATTTACCACCACCAACAGGTCCTAATAAATATAAAACTTGTTTCTTTTCTTCTAGTCCTTGTGCTGCATGCTTAAAGAATGATACAATCTGTTCAATAGTATCTTCCATACCATAGAAGTCCTTAAATGAAGGGTATCTTTTAATTTTTTTATTTGAATGTATTCTACTTAATCTAGGATCATCTTTAGTGTTTACTAACTCAGGCTCTCCTATCGCTTCTAACATTCTCTCCGCTGGTGTTGAATACACCGCTTTATCTTTTTTACAAAGGCTTAAATATTCTGTAATTTTAATATCTTCAGAATTTGATTCAAATCCGCTCTTAATTTTCTTCAAAAGACTCATACTAATCCGTTTTTTTTATAATATAAATTCAATACTTTTTTTTATTTATCTTTAAATCTTATAAACTAAAAAGAATAAACAATATATTTAGATAAATAAATCAAATTAATCAACAACGCAGTGATACGAAAATACGTTAAAGATTTTAATAGTTTTATACTGAACGAACAGGACATGGGTTTAGATTTAGGAGTAGGCGCAGAAGCTGAGGCACCTAAACCTGCTAAAAAGATAAATTTTTATTCATTCATATTTTTAAAAGATGGTAAAAAAATATCAACAGTAGGTCCTCTTGAAAAAAGATACAATCTTTATAAAATAAAAGAAACAGAACTAGATGAGTGGATTGATAAAAATATCAGTTCAAAAAAAGAAAGATTATCAGATTCATCTAAAACCGAAATAGAAAAAGTTAAATTAGACGTAAAGAACGCTATTATAGGAGAAAGATTTTCAATATCTCAATTAGACGAATCGTTTCTTGAAAAATTTAAAGCTGACGTTAAAGCTGGTCTAATAGAAGGAACAGACTCAGTTCAACATTACAAAGATAAAAACAATAAAGACTCTTTTAATTCACTAGAAACAATAACAGTTGAGTTTGATAAAAATGGAATGCCATTAACTACAGAATTAGAAGTTACCTTTATAGACGTATAAAAATATATTTTACTTTGAAGGTCTTAAAAAAATACTCTGAATACATACTTGAACACTCAGGAGGTGACGAATTGGATAGTCTAATAAAAACCCTTTCTGACTTAGCTTTAAGCACTGTGGAATCCCATGGTGAAACAGGTGACGAGTATATAATAGTCCAAGAACTAGAGGTAACTGAACCTTTTATAGACGTAGATATTAGATTCTTATTGAAAAAGATGCCTCGACTAGATTTAACCCAGGATTCTTATTTTTCAAAAATGAATTGGCAACATGAAAAATTAGAAGATCATGGATATGTTGTTACTGGAAATGTATTTATGACAAAGGGCAATATACCTGAGATAGAAATAATAATAGCCATTGATTCAGATAGATTAAATGGAGAGATGTTTAAGAAGATATATTTCAACTTAAAGAATACCATTTCCCATGAACTAAATCATTTAAAACAGAAGGGCTGGAATAAAGATTTCCATAGCATAGACCCTTCATCTCAAGAACACAGAAAAAAGAATAATAAAAGTTACTCGTATTTTCTATTGCCTGAAGAGATAGAATCAATGGTTTATGGAATGAACAAACAATCTATATCACAAAAAGTTCCTATAGATACTCTATTCGATAAACATTTAGAACCTTTTGTTGAATCTGGGTTTATGAAAGAATCTGAAAAACTAGAAGTCATAAGAAAATGGCTTCATCATACCCTAAAGTTTTACCCCAATGCTATTTTAAGTGAAAAATATAGCAATATAATAGATAATATTTAAAACCTTTTTTATACTTATTTGTAGAAGATAAAAAAATCAAATAAGTATGAGTAATCAATTTGAAGAACTTAGAAAAACAGTCTATGATGTGAAAGAATCTCTTTTCGCAGAAATAGAGGAATTAATCGCTACATGCGAAGAAGACGCTGACAAGTTTTATGAAAAAGGAAACAAAAGCGCAGGTACTAGAATTAGAAAAAGTGCTCAATTAATTAGAAAGCAAATTCATCATCCATCTATTAGAAAACAAATGGTTAAGATTGAAGAGGCAGCTAAGACTTTGAGAACAACTATTTCTGAAACTAAATAATTACATAGGGTATAACAATTACCAATAAAAATAACTTAAATAAATTTACATTATTATGAATGACTTTTTTAATTTACCAGAAGACGCGGTATCGTCAAACAATCAAAACAAAGAATACGAAAAAAAGGTAGATGAGAATCTATACGATCCTAATCCTGATTTAAGTGGAGGTGTATACAAATCTGTTATTAGATTTATACCTAATCTTAGAAATCAAGCTGAATCTAAATACACTAAATACAGTGCTAAGATTTGGAATCCAGTAGCTAGAAGATCTATAGTAGTTGATTGTCCTTCTAACGAAAATAAACCTTCGGTTTTATGGACATTAAGTACTATTTTAGGAAGATTATACAAAGAAGAGCCTACTATTGTTAAAGAAATCAATGAGAATTTCTCTAGATGGTATACTCATCATTCTTACGTATATGTTTCTAAAGATCCAACAGTTCCTGCTAATGATGGAAAGATTAAGATCTTTAAATATAGAGCTCAGATTAACGACCTAATTGAACATCAGCTTAATCCTGAAGAGGATGGTTTAGTGGATGGAGTAAGCTCAGTTAATCCTTTTCATTTATTACATGGTAAAGACTTTTTATGTGTAGTAGGTAAAAAAACCAAAACATGGAGAGACTGGACTAAATGTAAATTCATGGACGAAACACAACCTTTTAGATTTAATATCAAAGGTACTGAAGTAGTTATGAAAGATGATCCAGGTGCAATTCAATTACTACAACAGTTTTTTGATAAAACAGCGCCGTCTTTAGATGAATACAGACACGTTTCATGGACAGATGACACTTATAAGCAAGTAGCAGAAGCTTTAAAAGCAGCTATTCCTTATAAACAAGTTTTAGACATGCTAATTAGTGAAACTAGAGACGAAAAAATGAAAGAATTATTAAGTGAAGGTTCTACTGCAACAACAACTGCTGCTACTAGCTCTAACACTAATTCAGTAAATGATCTTTCATTTGGAGGAACTACTGAGAATAACGTAACTACTTACACTGATCAGAACCAATCGGATATTAATTTAGGAGAACCTACCACAGGTGATTCAACTGATTCAGGTTTAGAAGGAGATGAGTACGACGATATCTTCAAAAATCTTTAAAAAAAACAAATCAAAAATTATGTCTAAAGAAACGACAACAACAACAGAAACAGTAGACCAAACACAGGATACTACAACAACTGCAACAGGTGCTGAAACAGCTACACCTGAAAATGATCCAAATAAAGTTGTTTTACTTGGAAGTATTTCATACACTAACGAAAGCGAGTATATGGATTGGCTAAGTAAAATGGACGCAAGTCAAGCTATATTTGTATTAGTTGCTAGTGCAAATTTTTCACAAGCAAAAGGTGTGTACAATTTAGCTGAATCTGAGTTAATCTCTTCTGCAATTAGAGCTATCAAGAATAATTCTACTGATACTACTGCCGCTAAAGAGACTACTACTCCTAAAGCTAAAGTTGAGAAAAAATAAAAGTATCTTAATAGAGTATAATGGTTTACCTAATAGACGGAAATGCATATATAAACGTAGCACTAAATGTCATAAAAAGAATGCTTTTTAATGATAAGTCTAGTAGCGAAGACTATTATATGGAAGATATATTCAATGAAGGCAAATATGTTTTAAAAGAAACCTCTAGAATTAGATTTAGAGATTTTTGTCTAAATTATTTGTCTTCATTGATTTCTCCTGTTTACTCTGAAACTAGAGAAGTTCATATAGTATTTGATTCCAAGAGTTGGAGAAAAGAATACGTTAAATCTTTTTTTGAAAAAGAAGACTCTACTGATGATTTTCAATATAAGTCAGGTAGAAAAAAAGATGAAATGATACATCTTTTCTTTGAGTATTTTCAAAACACTATTCAACCTCATCTAGAAAAAGAACCGGGTATTAATTTCCATAGAATAAATGGAATGGAAGGAGATGACATCATAGCAACGCTAACTGAGCGTAATAAAAATACTATTATTTACACTGTTGATAAAGACATGATACAACTTGTAAAAAATAGTGGAAATTACGTTATAATGGTTATGCCTAAAATGATGACAAAAACTAAAAAATTATTTTACGCTAAAGCTAATAATGCATCTAGCTCTGATTTTTTTAGTTTAAGTGGAACTGACTTAACTGGAGGTGTAGACACTATCATATCTAAATTTGAGAAGAAAGGTTATTCTAAATTTGAAATAGATCCTAAAGAGAGTCTTTTAACAAAGATATTTGAAGGAGATAAATCAGATAATATTCCTAGAATACATAAAATGACCCCGTCTAAAGTAAAAAAGATGAATACTTATCTTTTAGAAAAATACGGAGAAACTATATTTGAAAAATTAGATAACTACAAACAGGAAGAGTCTTTTTTACAAGAATGTGTAGATAAAGTAGTAGAGCTTAATAAAATTAAAGATGATAGTATAATATCTTCTTTAAAGAGCAACATATCTCTTAACATTAAACTCATTAGATTGTCTACTTCATTGTTACCTGATTCTGTTAAAACAACTGACTATGAAGTTATTTCATCAGATAGGACCTATAAAAAGTTTAACTATACAAAGTTAATAGAAATAAAAAATAATTCAGTACTAATATGAAACCATTATACGAAAGAATTTTAATTAAACCTATTGAAAAGGAAACTCAAACAAAATCAGGAATCCTTTTACCCGGTAAAGCCGTAAAAAGACCTAATATTGGAACAGTTATTGCTTGTGGAGAAGGAACTACTCATAATCCAATGAAAGTTGAACCTGGTGACATTGTTCTATGTAATAGATACGCTGGAATAGATATAGTTTATAATGATACTCCTCATTATGTCATTATGTCTAATGAAGTAATCGCAGTATTAGACGATGTTAATGAAGTTAAGCTTGATGAGTATGAATAGAAATAAAGTAGACTTTAATGATATATTAATAAGTCCTAGTATTCAAACTAACGTTACTTCAAGGGGAGATATAGACATCTATTATAAAGATGGAAAATTACCTCTTATAACTGCACCTATGGATACTGTTATTTCTAGTGAAAATGAACACTTCTTTACTAGCAATAGAATAATATCATGTTTACCTAGGGGTGAAAAAACAAGTCATGATGGAATAGAATCATATTCTCTTTCCGGTATGATAAATCTGGTTAAAAGTGGTAACATTAAGAGACACTCAGGTTACTTAATAGATACTGCTAATGGTCACATCAAAGATTTAGAAAGCATCACCAGAATCATTAAAAATGAATATGGAGAAGATATTTATCTAATGGTTGGTAATGTTGCTCACCCAAAAACATATAGATTATTGTCTGAAGCTGGAGCTGATGCTATTAGAATAGGAATAGGTAACGGAGCAGGTTGTTTAACTACTCAACAAACAGGCGTGGGCTACCCCATGGCTTCACTTATTCAAGAATGTTATCAAGAATCCATGAATCTCGATACTCCTGCTAAGATAGTTGCAGATGGAGGAATGAAAACATACTCTGATATAATAAAAGCTTTAGCTTTAGGTGCCGACTTTGTTATGTTGGGTTCTATTTTTAATAAAGCATTGGAAAGTTGTGCAACTTGTATGTATGAATCTCAATTTGGAAAACATCTAGATTTAAATGAACTAACCCACGCAGAGGCATTGGAGAAATTTAACTCAGGTATTTCTATATTTAAAAAGTTTAGAGGCATGTCCACTAAAGAGGTTCAACGAAAATGGGGAAGGGAAGAAATTAAAACTTCAGAAGGCATTTCAGAGATTAGAAAAGTAGAATATACTCTATCAAGTTGGGTAGATAATTTTGAACATTATCTAAGATCTGCTATGAGTTATACTGATTCAAGATCTCTAGAATCTTTTATTGGAGGTTGCGATATTTTAAATATTACAGATAACTCTTATAAAAGGTTTAAAAAATAAAACCTAAATTATTAAAAAAATCAATTATATATGGCAGACATGAACAGTTTACCTCTTCCTTTGGATAGAACATTGTTTTTTGCAAAGGATGTAAATCTAGAATCAATTGAATTATTATCTAGAAATATTCTTAGAATAAATGAAGATGATGATCATCTAGAAAAATTATACGGAGTGTATGATATAGACTACGTTAGAAAACCTATTAAGATAATGATTGATAGTTACGGTGGATACGTATATCAATGTATGGGATTGCTTGGAATAATGGAAAAGTCCACTACCCCTATTCATACGTATGCTACAGGAGCAGCAATGTCTTGTGGCTTTATGATTCTTATCTCTGGTCATAAAAGATTTGCATATAAACATGCTACTCCAATGTATCATCAAGTTTCTACTGGATTTTGGGGTAAAACTCAAGATATGGAAGAGAGCTATAAAGAAACAAAAAGACTTCAACAGAAATTTGAAAACATAACTCTAGATCTTACTAAGATATCTAAAGCTAAATTAAAAGATATTTTAAAAACCAAACAGGATTGGTACATGGATTCTAAAGAAGCGCTTTCTTATGGAGTAATTGACGAAATAATAGAATAATTATGAACAAAGAATTATATACAATGCTAAAATCAATGGCTGAAGCCGAGGTTGCTAAAGCCAAGATGACCTTAACTCTGTTAGGGGAACATCCTGCTGGAATAGGAGATCATTCAACAGAGGATTTTTATAAGAATGCTGATGAAGCTTTAACTAAACTGGCTGAAGCTCAAGATAAACTTGAATGTTTAGAAAAAAATTACCCTCAGCAAGTTAAACTTTAATAAAAAAGTTAGTATAATATTCTTATAAATAAGAAAAACGTTCTTTGATAATAATTGTGAAAGGTGTCAAAAGCCGACGGGTGGATGACATTGATATGTGCCAGAATAATAGGTTTAGCGAAGCCTATAATGGAATGTATTAGATCGATGGATCGCAACAGGGCCGGATAAAAAGGCCTACTCTAATGAGAATGTTGAACTAAGATAGCTCTTAGAATACAGGTGCATGATATATTAAGAATCTAAAAGATTCGCAAATCGTTTATGGGTAATACAAAAATCCCATTTAATGACTGAATAACCATTACGTTTGCGTGGTAAGGTGTTTCCAAGACTATAGTGGTCCTAATAATGTTTTAAATGAGTACAAGTTTAAAATGAGTTAGTCTTTGACAAAAGATACAGAAAGCAACGATAATTTGTAGTAAACGATTATGTTAGAGGTAATCTTTAATCCTCTCATATCATCTTTCACTTTTCAATATACTTAAAGGGAATTCTATCTATATAGTTTTCCCTTTTTTTATTAGTGCATATTCTTCTATAGATAAATAATATTACCTAAAAACATTTACAATATGTCAAGTTGGATTAAAAACTTTCAAGATTGGAATATATCAGAAGCTAATAGATGGCACGGTAAATCTATCGAAGAATACGTTGAAGAATGGAATAGCAAATTTGCAGGAAAAAATCTTATTTTCTTTGACACTGAAACCACGGGCTTACATCATCAAAACGATCAAGTAACTGAAATAGCAGCAATCGCAATTGGACAGGACGGTGAAGAACTTGGATCTTTTAGAAAAAAACTAGAATTAAATCCAGGAATTTTAGACAGAAGACCCAGAGCTGAAGGACTCCTTAAAGGGTCTGGATATTGGAATGATAAAGATACTTATGAAGATGAACAAGAATCATTAGAAGCATTTTGGGAATGGGTAGATAGTTTTGACAATGCAGTACTAGTTGCTCAAAATGCAGTCTTTGATATGAGATTTACTTCAAGAGTAAAAGGCAGGTCTCTTTCTAATTACAACGCTGTTGATACAAAAGATATTATTGAAATCATATTTTTACCAGCAGTAATTGCAGCTTCCAATGCTGGAGATGAATGGGCAATCGAAGTATTAGATAAGCTTCCTAAAAGCGGAAGAACAGGTCTACCTAGCAGCTCAATGGGAAGAATTTCAAAAGCTCTTGATATTGATACGGAAAATTGGCACCAAGCCGATGCAGATGTTAAAATGATGATTGAAATGTTTAAGACTATTCAAAATTGGTTAGAGTCTAAATCTGGAGAAGGATTAGACATTAGGCCTTCTCAAGAAAAATGGATTAGCAGAAAAAGATATTTTGATAAAAAACGTAGAATGAATAGAAAAAAGTCTAGGTTCGATGACTAAATAGAAAGGGGCTATGGTGAAGATAGCTACCACTAATCATTAAAATATATACACTTAAAACTTCCATTTTCTAGAACGTGGTGCTCTAATCTAGGATATTCTTGAGATATATGATTATTAGTTATCTGCAATATAACTGATTCTTCTGCAGTTACGTTATCTAATGCTACTATATAGGATCTACTATTATTTTGTCTACATTCTCTAATAGTTCCATGAGACTGTAATTCTGTTTTTAAGGTATCTTCGTTCATAATTTTAATATTTTAATCTTATGTTTGGTCTATATGACTGATCAGCTGTTCCATAACTTGAGCTTGGATATGAATCATCTTGATGTTTATACCAAGAATCTGCATATGTATTATCAAAGTGACATTCAGCCCAACCAAATCCAGGGTTCCATGAACCGTCTCTGTTTTCCCAAATAATCAATAAACTATCTGTTCCATTATATTCAAAATTAGTATCAAAATCTATAGTTTGATAACCACTTGAATTAATTGTCCATGTAAAGTCGGCTTTAACACTTGTTAAATCAGCTACGCCGTTTATATTTGTTAAATCTGTTTTAACATTAGACCCAAATTCTAAATCACTAGTATGTGCTAATTTAAGAGTTTGATTATTAAAAGTATAACCTGGAGTATAACCGTTTACCTCTATCTCTAATCCGTGTAACATTTTAGCACCTGTTCCTAATTCACTTGCTCTTATGATAATCATTGATTGTCCGTAATCATAATACCCCTCTGCTGGATAATGATCTTCATTAGATGTTCCTTCAGGACTCTGCCATACAAGGTTTTGTATAGTTGTCGCGCCTCCTCCACTGGATCCTCCTCCTTCTACAGATTGTGCGGCACCTATCTGAATTACTTCATATTGTCCTTCAGTTAATTTTAAGGTATATAATTTTCCATCAGCTATATTAATAGCCAGTTCTCCAGGTAAAAGATCTGTTACACTGGGTACCTTTCCAGGCTCTTCTGAGCTCTTTAAAACTATAGTATTGTACTTATCTGACATAATTAAAAAGTTCCTCCTCGTATAACGTCTGACTCTGCTACAAGCCTTACGCCATCGCTATATCTATTTCTAATAACTATTTCTTCTAATTCAGTTGAAAAGGCTAGGTTCTCATACCCTGTTGATGCAGTGTATCCTCCTGAGATATAGAGTTCTCCTAAATCTATTGTTTTAAAAGTAACATCTTTGTCTACTCCATCTCCGTGGTGTATAGTTATTCCTGAACCAAGATACGTATCATTAGTCTCTTCATCACTTCTATAATTAAAGACTATATTATTATCTTCTAGGGATAGTTCACCCAACTTCTTTAGATACGCAGGGATGTTGTCTATGTCTTTTATTTGACTTAAAAATAATTGCATTAGAAACTATTTTTTATTATTTATCTATTTTTTCCTTTTCCTTTATCAACATATACTGATAAAAGAACGATAGATAGTATTATGAAATATGTTATATATACATCACTAAACATGCCATACAAAAAAAGGGAATACTTAATATTCCCTTTTAAATTATTTTATAAGACCAATTAGAAACTAGGCGTAAATCCTGTAGATTCAGAACTTAATCCTCCACCAACTCTTGTGATAGTAATTCTATTAATGAATTTGTGAATTCCTCTTGGGAAGTCTACACTAATATCAACTATAGCGGTGTTAGCTTCAATTACTTCATTTGTATTATTCTCTGTATCAAACTGAACAGTATAACCTTGAAGACCTCTTGCGTTAACAACTGAGTCCATGTAGTTGTCTAATAATCCTTTTACTCTCAATCTTGTTATTTCATCGTTAAAATCAAATAAGAAGTTAACTAAGATTTGTTCAATATCTCTTTCAATAGTAGATAGGTTATCTCTAATATGAGCATTATTAAGAGCTGATTTAACTCTCTGATAAGCAGTATTATTACTAAATACAGTTATTCCAAAACCTCTACGTTTAACTATTAGGTTATGTCCAACTGGCTCTAAGAAATCTCTGTCTTCGTTGCTTAAATCATACTCTAATCCAACTACTTCTGGATCAGTGATAATCGCTCTTTTACCTGCTGTAATTAAGAAAGGAGTTCCATTTTTGAACTTTCTAACATATGCATTAGAAACATATGCAGCTGGCGGAACTGACTTAGTTTTACCACCTTCTCTAATTAGTAAATTAGGCATTACGAAATATTCATAAGAAGACATTGGAACTCCATTGATATCTTCATCTGCAAATTTAAAAGTATAGCTAGGGTTTAAACTTAAATCACCTCCTTTAGAAATATATTCCGTTGAAACTAATTTATTAATAGTATTTACAAAACTAGGATCAACTGATTTCTCAAATTGTTCAAATGATGGATCGTTTAAGATTGCCATTACTTTACCATTCATCGCAGCTATTTTTCCTAAATGATATTTAGAAGATTGTGATAAATCTCCTTCATAAGAATCTACGATATATCTATAATCTATAGTTTCTCTGTCTGCTAAAGCAGATGGAATAGCTGTATAATCAAATAAGTATTGTAAAATTTCTTTTTGTCTAGCAGAAGTTGAATTAGGAAGTAATCCATTTCTTATCTTAAATCCTTTTAAGGCTTGTCCTTTTAAAGTTCCTATGAAATTAGAAATTCCTTTATAAACTGATAATGTATTTCCAGTAGTATCTAATCCATCTACTTCTTCAATACTAGGTACCATAGTGGTAACTGTATATTCTAATCTATAAGGACTTAATTCTTCAACTGATGTAATAGAAATTATTTTAAGTAATCTAGGTCTAGAATCACCAACTAATCTAGCTTTAATGTAATGATTTACTTTTAAGAACTCATCAATTTCAGCTTTTTCAGCAACATTAGCTGTATTTATTCCTAATACTAATTTATTAGGCTGTTGTACTTGATAATCCGTGAAATAGTCGGTATCAGTAAGATCAAATACCTTTTTAAAATCTGATCCAGAATCTAAAGAATATTTTACATATTCATCAACATTTACGTATGAGTTTACACCAATTCTATTTAAAAGGCTAGAATCTTGGTATGTATATAATTTAATGTATTTGTAATCAGTTCCTCCTAAATCTGCTACAAAACCGTCTTCTATTTTAGTATAGTATGTGTTAGCTACATCCAATGATTCATCTCCTGTTTTTAAGAAACCGTTTTCATAAGCTTTATAAGTCTTACTATTTTCAAAAGCTATAAGATAATCATCAGCTGCAGTCCATTTAATTAAACTTGCTGTGGTTGCGCCTGTGAAATCTCCTTCAGGTAAAGTTAAATCAATTTTATAAATTAACTCTTTATCTGCAGGTTTACTATAACTTAGTAAGTCTATTAAAGGAGTGCTATCAGCAACGGCTCCACTTGGTTCAAATCCACCGTCATCTATAGAATAAGTGTTATCTGAATCTAATTCATCATATCCATGGCCTATGGTATCAACTCTATGCGTTTGCATGTTAATATCGCTAAATGAATCATCTTCAAGATCAATTAAATCTAATTTATCTGCATCTAATGCGCATAATAAACCAGTTGTTGCAAATAATCTATTAACTAATGAGTCAATTGATGCAATAGTTCCACTTTGATCTTTAAATTCTGGAATTAAACATCCTGTAACTCTAGCAATTGCTTTAACTTCTTGTAAAGCTATAAAAGAAGGAATTTGACTATCAATTAAACCGCTTTCGTCAAAATATTGACCATACACAGCATCTTTAGATAATCTTATATTGTTTGACCAGTCTCCTTCTACTATAATTACTTCTACGAAATAATCAGATATGAAATCATCTGGACTAACAAAATTTGGAAAATCAACTGTTTCTCCAAAGCTAGCGTACCATTCTTTTGCAGTTACATCAAATCCCGTAACGGTTGCTTTTCTAACCCAAACTGTCATGTTATTACTTCCAGTGTTAGCAAAGCTTAATATCTTGTTAGATGCAATTGACGCGCTACCAAATGCACTAGGGTTAACGATATAATCATCTCCTAATGCTATGTTTTTTGATTTATTAAGGCTTTCGTCATCTGCAAACCATAGTTTTCTCCTATTAAAGAATTCAACTAGAGGATATTGATAAGGTGTTGAGTCTTCATTATTAGATGAAGATTCAGTATTAAATGTTGTAAAATAGGATTTGTCTAAATTAGCAACTACGTCTGTATCTGTATCTAAAGGTAAAACATTCATTGCAAACACAGGACCTTCCCTTAATGCAACTTCTATTGTTCTGTGAAAATAACTACCTTGCTTTTCTAATTGAGTATCTCTATCTCCATACACGGCGTTTAATGTACGTAAATCGTTTATTAAAACCACTGTATTAAAAGGACCTTTTCTACTAGATCCTATAATTAATCTTCCTGTAGTAAGCGGCAAAGCTAGACCTTGACTTTGGTCTATCTCAACAGTATATACTCCGGAAGATTTGAAATTGTTTAAGTTTAATACTTTTTCGGCCATTTCTGATACTATATTTTTAATTATTTATCCAATATTTATACTAACAAAATTAAAAATGCAAAAAAATAAACCTTTTGCAAATATTCAGTAAAAGACTATATAGTTGAAAAAAAATAAATAGTATGGCAAATTCAGACAATCAATGCGCAAAATTAGAAGTTCAAGATTATACTGACGTAAAAGATACGTTTGGAATGATTTACAATAAGCAGAAAGAATTACAAGAAAGATTAGGTTTAGATTATAGTAACCTAACTCTTAAACAGATTGCAGAAACCTGGATGGTAAATAAGCACGCAATGAGTGATGAACTAAATGAGATGTTTGATGCCCTAGGTGGCATAAATGACGGTATAGGATCAGCTGCTTGGAAATATTGGAAACAGGATCATTCCAAATCAAGTAAAATGACTATTAACGATCTATCTGAAGCTGATAAATTAGAACTTTATTATGAATGGATAGACGGGTTACATTTCTATATGAATTTTGCAATAGCAATAGGAATGACTAGTGATGACATAGTAAATCTATACATGGCTAAGCAGAAAGAAAATATCTCTAGGCAAGAAAGAGGTTACTAAAAAAAATATAATATTATGAATATTGTAAATGACAATCAAAATCCACAACCTAATCAATCAAATCCTTTAACTTCAGCTCATTTAAAGGATGCAGAATGGTTAGTATGTGAAGAGTGCGGAAGCAAAACTTTTGTAGAAGCAATGCACATAAAAAAAATATCAAAATTTTTAACAGGATCTGAAAGAGACAGTATCGCTCCTATGCCAGTTATAGCTTGTATGTCATGCGGTCACGTCAATGAGGACATGTTACCTAAACTATAAGCATATATGATAGTAGCTAGTGAATATAATGAAAAAATTCAATCCTTACTTGTTTCTTACATAGCAGAGAACGGTAAAATATCTTACATACAAAAGAAATTACATAAATCAGAACTATTTAATTGGACTATTTCAAAGACTCCTACGGTTGATAAAAACTGGGACGGAAGATACATTAAGAGAACCCCTTCTTCAGGTAAATGGTTAAGTAAAGAGAGAATATTTGAACTTATTCAAAACAAATTCTCAAAACAGGAGCTTGATCTTGTATATGAATCTGACTTTACGCCAAGTAAAGCCTATTTAGATATTGAGATAGAGTTAATAAGTGATGATTTTCCTGAGCCTGAAAAAGCAGCAATGCCAATCAATCTTATAACGTTCTGTAATAGTAATAACGATTGTTACGTATTAAGCACTATGAAGGATCCTAACACTGGTACTTTCTTAACTAAAGACGATGAATCTAATATGAATGAATTTGTTCATGACTACTTCAAAAAAGTAGACAATGACAAAGAAAGCGATAGAAAAATATTAGATCAGCAATTTAATATAAGGTACATGTATTTTAACACTGAAGAAGAGATGATGTCATGCTTCTTTCATAAAATACTGCCTAAAATACCTGTTATAACAGGCTGGAACGTAATTAACTTTGACTGGGTTTACATGATGAATAGATGTAAAAAAATAGGGATAGACCCTTTTTTAAATCTTCCTAGTGAAAGAGTAGTTTCTAAGCACAATAAGATTCCAATACATACAGCCGTATTAGATTACATGGATATGGTTATGCAAATGAAACCATTTAAAGTAATCGAGAACTATAAATTAGATTATTTTGCAAATCTATCTTTAAAAGTAACTAAATTAAAAAGTCAACACAAATCAATGAGAGAAGCTCAGAAATTTGTATCTGAGTTTACGATGTATAATATTATTGACGTTTTACTAGTTAAAATGCTAGATGATAAACATGAGCTATTAGACGTAGCTTTAAGTTTGTCTAAAGTTGCAAGAGTTGAGATCAATAAAGTATTTAACCCTGTTCATATTACAGAAACTTTAATATGCAATGAATTTTTATCTAATGGCTTGAGAATGGCTAAAGATGGAAAACCTGAAAATGCAAATAAGTCAGGTACATATACTGGAGCTTTTGTAATGCCACCTATTCCTGGACACTATGATTATGTGGCCTGTTATGATTTTGCTTCTATGTATCCTAACGTTCAAATGCAATTTAATATTTCACCAGATTCCTTTTTAGGAAAAGGAAATATTAAAAGAGATGGAACTGAGATACCTACAAAAAACAACACTCTTTTTTCTGGTAAAAAAGATTCAGTTACTCGTGTAATATTAAATAGATTATATAATAAACGAGTTGAAACAAAGAAAAAAATGAAAAACCTATAATGGAATATTTTTGCAACTATACATGTACTGATTACACTAATACATACGTCTCAAGTTGTACACGTGAGGATATTATAATAAATTATGAATTTATAGAAACATGTTAGGTTTTATCAAAAAATATTTCAATAAAAAAAACAAAAACAAAATGGATACTGAAAGATTAATAAGCTTAAAGGAACACTTTACAGGTCAAAAATTTCAATGGATAAAAACTCCAAAACAAGAATTATTAGGAAAAGTTGTTAAATGTAGGGATATAGAACCAAAAGGTAGAGGCTTTATGGCCATATTTAATGATGGTTCAACTATTTCAACAGATCTATTAAATAGAAATTTAATGATGATAACAGATGGAATGAACCCTTTAACTAAAGCTGAAGTGTTATCTATAAATGGACCTCAGGTTCCGCCTTCTACCCAGGCTCAAACCGGTCCAACCGGAAGCGGACCTATCCAAATGCCAGATGAATTAAAACAGTTTCAAACTCCTCCATCTGAGAGAAAGGTTAACCCGGTAGAAACAAATGTTAAATCGGCTACACCAACTTCAACGCTAGAAGGTCCTAAAGAGGAAGATACGTCTAATATGTTTAGTATGTTTAACGCAGAAGAGACTAACCTAAACGTTAATGTTAATATAAAGCTACCTAATAAAAAGCTTTTAAAGATGATGTATGAAAACGCTGACGATAAAGAAAAGTTTTTATTAGATCTTTCTAAATACGTTTATTCAAAGATAAATAACAATATAGTTAGAGAATCTCTTGAAAAAACTCTAGTCCCTACACAGAGAAGAAAAGCAACGGTTAAACCGGCTTCTTCAGAAGTAGTGGTTACGGAAATAAAGGAAGATAATGAATAATAAAAAAGAACAAGTTAAGCAATTATTATATTCAAATGATGACAATTTAGAAATAAATTGGATATCAGACGGAGAAAATGGATTTCAAAGAAGCGTAGATTCTAAACAAGCAGTTTCTATACTTCTTTTTGATTTAACAGATAGTATGAAGATAAACAACATATATCTGCTTAAACAACAGGATTATTCAAATGGTGAATCTTGTAAATCTTGCTTAATCGAAGATGTTAACTCTAACGTAGATGATGATGCCTACGATACTTTTTTAAGATGTGTAGAAAAAGATTTAGACATAAAAGATCCAAATATAGATTCATGCTATTATCTTGGAAAAATTAATCACAACATTCCTTTTAAAAAGACATATTCATGTTACGCATTATGTCTAAATGATTATATAAAATCCCCAGATGGATTTAAATTAGATATTCCAGAAGAAGTTATAGATGGAAAAAAATACTCACTTGAAAAAATGAAATTTTCTAGAGTTATTAAAGGTGAGTGTCAAGATTCATTAGTGTTATCTAGCTGCATGCTTCTTCTTTCTTACCTATCATAATTTTTTTACCGCTATTTATAACGTTTTTTACTACAAAAAAACGAAAACCGTTCTGCATTTCATAGTACAAAAATAAAAAATAATATACTATGAGTAAAAGTACAGCAGATACGCTTGCAGCATTTAGCAAATTCAACGACAAATTAGAAAAAGAAACAAAAGGAAGAGTAAAATTAAGAGGCTTTTCCGATATAGATGAGTTTATACACACAGGTAATTATCTGTTAAACGCTCAAATGTCTGGATCTTTAAGAGGAGGTTATCCAAACGCTAGAAGTTTAGGAGTATCAGGTGACTCAGGTACCGGTAAAACTTTCTTAGCCATGAACGCAGTATATAATGCACAAAAGCAAGGATATGTTGCATTCTATATAGATTCAGAGGGAGCTCTAGATTCAAAAGATTTTGAAAACTTCGGTATTAACATGGATCTTCTTAATTACAAAAGAATGGCTAAAATATCAGAGGTAAAATTCTTTATTAATGATATTATCAAAACAGCTGAAGCCAATCCTGGTTTAAAAATCATGGTAATCGTAGATTCACTAACTCACTTATTAACTGATAAAGAAGTAAACGATTTAGATAAAGGAAATAACGCACAAGACATGGGTCTTAGAGCAAAAGAGCTTAGATCTTTATTCAAATCATTTACCTTAGATCTTTCTAATCTTAAAATTCCATTGATATTTACTGCTCATAACTACGCAGGTCAAGACCAATACGCTGGTAAAACAATGAGTGGCGGAGGAGGTCCTTTATATGCTGCTTCTGTTGTAATGATGCTAGCTAAAGGTCATTTAAAAGACGATGACCAAGACGAAAAAAAGAAAACCGGAGTAATAGTTAGATCTAATACTGATAAAAACCGTTTAGCTAAACCTGAAAGAATAGAATTTCATATTAGTTTCCATAAAGGAATGAATCCGTATGTTGGCTTACAAGATTACATTAGCTGGGATGCATGTGGAGTAGGTAGAGGAAGCGTCATTTCAGAAAAAGATTATTCTAAATTATCTGATTCAGACAAGGCAGAATGTAGAGAATTTGAAAGAGAAGGTAAAACAGTGTATTTCCAACCTAAGAAAACCGCTAGAAACTATATTAACAAATGGACAGGAGAAGCTATTCCTTGGAGAGAAATATTCTCTGATAAAGTCTTTACTGATAAAGTTATAGATGAGCTTGACGAGAATGTAATTAAGCCTAAATTTAAATATAGTTCTATATCTGAGGTTCTTAAAGATGAATTAGAAGAATTAGAGGACTCTTTTGAAAATTCTGCGTCTAATGATTAAATTAAAACAGGACCTTCAATTAAAATATTATCTAAATGTTCATTTAAGTGGAACTATTTGTAAATATTCAGTTCTATATGAAATAATAAACTATATTATTTCTAATAACATCGAAGGTAAAGACAAAGATATAACTTATAAGAACGTAAAGTTCTCTAGTAAGACTTTAAAATATATCTTTGGAGATTCTTTCAATGATGAAGATTACAAAGAAAATATAGTGACACTAATTAAAGAACTAATAACAGATAAATGCATAGATGTTAGATCAAAAACTTTTCACATAACAGAGAAAGGAATATCTAAATTTTATCAAATAAATGAAAATTATAAAGCATGATAGACTTCATTGAAAATATAGAACTCTTAGAAAAAATGGTATGGAACTTTGTTCTAAATCCAAATGCCGACGAGGATTTATTAAAACCATCTAACTCTGAAGAGTATTTAGATAAAAAAGATTTAATATCAAAAATAAAATCTAAGTTTTTTACTAACGAAGACTTACAAGTTACTTGGAAATACGCTACTTTATACTACACAGATCACGGTAAAATACCTAGCAAAAAAGAGCTAAAAATATTCTTAGGATTAAAAAATCAAGAAATAGACGAAATAGTTTTAGACGAGATATACAATTACAACCTATCTGAGCATAATTATAGTTTCCTATATAAGTACGTTAAAGCATTTGTTTTACTTAGAGGTTTTAATATACTCTTAATAGATATGTTAACTACTATCAAGACTACTAATATAAACCCTGAGAATATAGAACAGGTAATAGAGAGTGTTAGAAACAAAATGAACGATAAACTCTCTATTAATTTTGAAAATGGTAGAAGCGGACTTAATATAATGAATCCACAACACCACATTCAAGTATCTAAAGAAGGTCAGCCTACTGGTTTTACATTTTTTGATAAAACACAAGGAGGAGGTTGGAATCCAAAAACATTAATTGTATTTCAAGGTAGACCTAAAGTTGGTAAATCAATTGTTTTAGGTAATGTAGCAACCCGAGCTTTTCTTGCTGGAAACAATACAGGTGTAGTTACTGTAGAATTATCTGAATCTAAATACATGAAAAGATTAGGTTCAAATGTTCTAGGTATAGAAACAAGTCTTTATGATACATTTACTTCAGAAGAAAAGCTTGGAAAAATAACCCAAAAACTAGACGAATTAGAAAAGTCTGGAAAAAAGAGAGGCGAACTTCTTATTAAAGAATTTGCAACCGGAAGTGCAACTGCCATAGACGTAGAAAATTATTTTATTCGTCAAGAAAAAGAAATGAATAAAAAGTTTCATGTTATAGTTGTTGACTATATTAACTTAATGAGACCTATTACTGAACAAGGCGGTCTTTATGAAAAAATTAAAGTTATCTCTGAAGAACTTAGAGGTGTAGCAATGAGAAATGAATGGTGCATAATAACTGCTACTCAAATTAAAAGAGACGCTATCGATGACTTTGATTTAGGAATGGATTCTGTTGCTGAATCTTTTGGATTAATTCATACAGTTGATGCTTTATATGGATTAATGAGAGGTCCTCTTGAACAAAGAATGAAGATTAAATTGATAGCCAATAGAGATAACGGTTATGAAGAAAGTTATAAGTTCTTTGACATGAAAAAAGATTATATGAGACTAGATGAATCTATTGGAGAAAATAGTGAATATTATAGCGATGACGAAGATGTAGGAAAAATGGAAACCGAACTTAGAGATTCGTATAAATCTATAAATTCCAATGACAGTTTTGGATTAGATGGTAATAATCAAACTATGAATATTCAAAACGATGATTACACTAGCTTATTGAATGATATCTAAAAAAACCTAATTGTAAATGAAAGATTCACAAAATGAACATGAAGTTAACGAAAAAAGAGAGGACAAGATATTCAATAATCGATACAATCAGGGAGATGGACTAAAAGACCCTGACGAATATGAATATAGTAGAAACATTCAAGTTGACGCAGGTTACTCTAAAAGTTATTTAAACGATCTTTATGATTATGAAAATAATGTAGAGTACAAGATATTTCTAGAGCATATCTTTAAGATCATTAAACAGGATAAAGAACTTGATGAGATGATCTCTGAAAAAGACGGTACTAGAAATAAATTCAATAAAGATGAGATTAACTTTATCTTTGAAAAAATAAACGCTTTACTGGAGAACGACAAAGAGTATGAGACCTTTTCAAATCCTATTTACATATTAGAAGCTATATCTAATATTACTGCTATGGATTACAAAAAAATATTTGACTTTTTAGAATATTCATATAAGGAAATACTCCTCTCTGAGCTTAATAAAAAATATAAATTCCTAGATTGGAAAATGAATAAAAACAATAAAATGTTTTAACATGGTATCATTAGAAGGTATAAATAAAATATTTTTATTAGGTGATTTACATTTAGGTGTTAGAAATAACTCTATTGAATGGGCTTCTTCTCAAAAAGCTTTTTTAATAGATCATTTTTTAAATAAAATAGAGGAGCAGGGATTTAATCCAGAAACAGATATCCTTATTCAGGAAGGTGACTGGTTTCATAATAGAGAACATACCAATAATAGAATATGGAACGATTCTTTAGAAATATTTTCAGCTCTTTCTAAAAAGTTTAAAAGAGGAATATACATTATCTTAGGAAATCATGATGTTTACTATAAAGACAATAATAGTATACACTCTTTAAAGGGTATAGAAAAAATATTTCATAATGTTCATGTATTTGAAAAACCCGAAATATTGAGTTTAGACGGTATTCATAATTTCTTAATGTTACCTTGGATAGAAGATGAGAAAAAGATAACAAAAGAAGTTGAGTCTTATATTGGAAAAGCTGACTATGTAGTATGCCATGCTGATATTAAAAATTTCAAACTTAATAAGTGGGTTAAACTTCATTCAGGGCTTGATACTAAACTATTAAGTAACTTCAAACGGGTCTTTTCTGGTCACATTCATATCCATCAGGAAGACGGTAATGTTTTATACACTGGAACACCTTTTGAACTGGACAGAGGCGATAGAGGCAATCCAAAAGGGTTCTACGTAATAGATCTAATTAACGACTCAGGCTCTAGTAAAATAGTAGAAACATTTGAAGAAAATACTTTTTCTCCTAAATTTATAAAAGTAGATGCTCTTGATTTAATAGAGATGAAACTTAGTGAAATTAAAAATCTATTTAGTAATAACTACGTAGATATAATGATGAGAATAGACAAAGCATCGGCTTTTCCTGTTACTCGTTTTATGGAAATGATAGAAAACTACGATTATAAAAAAGTAGAATTTTTTACATATAACCCTGAAGTAAGAGAAACAAAGGAGGTACAGGAAAACATTGAAGAAATAAAAGAGTATGATATATATGAGATATTCTTAAACTGTCTAGCTGAGAGGGAATACCCTGAATCATACAATAATATTATGAAGCAATATTTTAATAGGCTAAATGATAAAGTAAAAAATAAAGAAAAAGATTATGAGTAATCTATACACATATAACGCTAAATTGGACAGAGTAGTAGATGGGGACACGGTAGATGCTTTAGTAGATCTTGGTTTTGATACTTGGAAAAAAGTAAGAATTAGAATGATGGGTATAAATGCTCCTGAATCTAGAACAAGAGATAAAGAAGAAAAGAAGAGAGGATTAGCAGCTAAAAAATATCTCATAGATTTAATAAAATCAAACGAGTCTATGTTTATCTTAAAATCACATGGAGTAGGTAAATATGGAAGATGCTTAGGTGAAATTTTTTTAAAAGATACTGAAGTAAGTGCAAATCAAATGATGATAAATGAAGGTCACGCTGTAGAATATCACGGTGGTAAAAGATAGTTTATGAGATTATTAAAATTAAGTTGGAGAAATATATGTTCTTATGGAAACAAACTTCAAGAGTTTACTTTTTCAGATAAACCTGAATTAATACTCGTTGAAGGTAAAAATGGTAGTGGAAAGTCATCTATAAAGGAGGCTTTAACAATTTCACTATATGGAAAATCTGCTGTTAGAAAAACAAAAGATATTCCAAATAGGGTTAATAAAAATGCGTATACTTGTAATGAATTTATTTCATCTACAGGTGATCGTATTAAGATTGAGAGAGGAATTGACCCTAATTTTACTAATCTAACTATTAATGGCGAAGCTCATAATCTTCCTGATAAAAGAAAAGTAGATCAGTTTGTTGAGGATGAGCTTATAAACTTTCCATTCTCTGTTTTTTCAAATACTATAAGTCTTTCTTTTGAGGATTTTAAGTCTTTTATAAAATTAACACCTACAGATAAGAGAAAAATAATAGATAGAATATTTGGTACTGATATTTTAACCGAAATGTCAAATCAAGTTAAAGAAGACTCTAAAGATAATAAATCTAGTATACTTCTCCTTGAATCAGACATAGAAAGCAGCGGTGAAACTCTAACAAAATCTAAAGAGCAGCTTAATTTACTAGAAAATAGCATAACTGAGGAAAAAACCAATGAAATTTTAGCTAAAAATACTGAAATAGAGGATAAGAATATAGAATTAGATAAATATAAAGCTATTTCTACTAAATTAAAAGAAGAGGTATCTGGACTTAACGATAAAATAAAGGAAGCTAATGCTATTTTCAATAAAAATAAAGCAGCCTTAGCTGAAATAGCTAAAAAATTAGATATCTATGAGCTTAATAAGTGTCCACATTGCTTAAGTGACTTAACTGACGATAAACATGCTGAAATAAAGGATGCGATACTTGAAAAACAGAGTATTTTTAGCGAAAAAACCCCTATTTTACAACAAAATATAGACGATTTAGAGGCAGGTAAAAAATCTATTAAAGAAGATTACGAAAATAATCAATCAGATGTCTCAAAAATAGGTTTAGAGATAATAAATCTTCAAGAAGCTATAGAATCCTTAAAAACAAAGGACAATAGCAAGCAAACAAACGCTTTAAATAACATAATAACAAATATCAAAGATAAAATAGAACAGTCTACTGATAAATTAGAGAAAATCAATAAGAAACAGCAGATTTTTACCGATATGTTAGAGTTTTTGTCCGATTCAGGTGTAAAACAGGCCCTAATGAATAAAGTAATGCCTGTTTTAAATTCAAAGATACTAAGTATCAGTAAAAAACTAGATTTTAAGTTTAGTTTTGAGTTTGATAACAATTTTAACCCCTTAATTTCACATTTAGGTGAAGAAATTTCACCAGATAGCTTATCAACAGGTGAACAAAAGAAAATGAACCTTATAGTTCTACTTGCTATGCTAGAATTGATAAAAATGAAAAATCATCAGATAAATGTACTGTTTCTAGATGAAATCTTTAGCTCATTAGACAAAGATAGCATATATAAAACTATTGAGATACTAAAAGAGTTCTCTAAGCAACATGGATTAACCGTTTTTGTTATTTCACACGATCCTCTACCTGAGGAGTTATTTCACAAGAAGATAAGTATAGAGAAGAATAATTTTTTCTCTGAAATGACTATAACTTCAGCCACAGAAGTATAAGTAAAACCTATTAATTGTTTATTGTATAATATTTTATGAAAGTTTACTCAAAAGAAACATTTGCAGAAGCCTATCAGGCAGTGTTAGCAGATTTAATGGGACCAGAGGGACACGAAAGTAACCCTAGGTCTAGTTCTACTAAAGAAATAGTAGATGTATGTATAGAGATACAGAATCCTATGCTTAGTTTATATAAGAATAAGATTAGATCATCTCAAAGCAAGTATATCGCAGCTGAATTTATGTGGTATTTCTTAGGTAGAAATGACGTTAAGTTTATAAGTAGATACGCTAAGTTTTGGGAAACTATACAGAATCCAGATGGAACCGTAAACTCTTCATACGGAAACCTTTTATTTAATACTAGAAATGAACATGGTTTCACTCAATATGAATGGGCTCTTAAGTCTCTTTTAAAAGATAAAGATTCTAGACAAGCCGTTCTTCATTTTAATTTACCATGTCATCAATCTCTTACTAATAAAGACTTTGTATGTACAATGTATGCAAGTTTCTTAATAAGAAATAATAAACTTAGAATGTCTGTTAAGATGAGAAGTAACGATGTAGTATTGGGATTACCAACTGATATTGCTTTCTTTACTGCATTACAACAACAGACGTTGCTTCATCTTAAAGAAGTAGCCTATCCTGATCTTGAACTAGGGTCCTATTCTCATATTGTAGACTCTATGCATATCTATAGTAGAGATTTTGAAAAAGTAGATTCTATGTTACAACATGAATTTATACCTTTTCAATTACCTACTATAAAAAAGCATCTAATTAATGCTGCTTCTATGCCATCTCCATATTTAAAAGAGATTGAAGAAGACATAGAAAATAATTTAGAAGATCCTTATAAGATATCTAATAGATTAAGTTATTTTAAAGAAGATGATATGTTGTCTTTTATATACTATAATTTATTTAAGAATCATTTAGTATGAAACAGAGACTAGGTAAAATAATGAAAATAATACTAGGGATGGCAATATTTTATTTTGCTGCTTGTCTACTAGGATATGTTACTTATTATATCACTTTTAGCGATAGATCTCTTAGTTTTGTAAACTTTTTAGGAATATACGCAATAATATTACAGATAGTTATACTTGTAACAGTAAGCATGAAGAACAATGACAAATAAAGAAAAAGCATATCATATAACCTATTTAAAGATGGCTCTAGTATGGGCCACTTTAAGTAAAAGTAAGCGTAAAAAAGTAGGAGCATTAGTTGTAAAAAATGGAGTAATTATTTCTGATGGTTATAATGGAACACCTACAGGTTTTCCTAATGACTGTGAAGACATTGATGGAAATACTCACTGGTATGTATTACATGCAGAGGCTAATGCTATTTTAAAAACAGCTAGATCTACTCAAGATATAAGTGGATCTACTTTATATGTTACCTTATCTCCTTGTAAAGAATGTTGTAAATTAATTATACAGTCGGGTATTAAGAAAGTAATTTATATAGAAGAATACAGAGATTTAGATGGAATTAAGATATTAAAAACCGCAGGTATAGAAATATTAAAAATAAGTGATTTATAGAATGGATAAACTAAGAGAACTAGATGTTATCTTTATAAAAGAGTTTAAGTTTTTTATTAAGAAGTTTGAAAAAAAACAAAAAGAGGATTACTTACTTAACGTTAATAAAATAATAAAAGACAAATTTAATACTAAGTTCTTAGTGCCTAATCCAGTGCAATCCTTTCTTCTTAATTATGAAATAAAGAAACTATTAGATAAAGCTGTAAATATTAAAAATCAAAAGTATAATAGAATAGTTTTCTTAAATACTAGTATCACGTTTGGAGGTATCTCAAATACTATGGCTTTCTTAGATCAGGAATATCCTGAAGTAGGTTTTAACTATTACGTAATAGATCCTAAAGAGGACTTTGATAAAGATTTATTTAAAGAAATTTCTCTTGAATTTATAGATTAGTATCCTCCACATTCTGGACCTTCTCCATAACAATCCGGACCTTCTCCATATTTGTCAATAATTTCTCCTAATTCATCAAATTTATTCTTTGGATTAGGATTAACTCTTCTTCTTGGTGGATTCTCAGGACCTTCTTCAGTCTCAATTTCAGGTTCTACTTCAATCTCTTCTTCTGTTTCAGGATAAGGTGTTTCTAAACCTTTAATAATATCTATAGCTAGTATATTTTCAGCTTCTTTTCTAGATATTCCCATGTAATCCATTAAGTCTTCAACTGCTTTATTTAAACCTGCATCGTTTTTTGGATTAGGGTTAATTCTTCTTCTAGGTGGATTTTCAGGTCCTTCTTCAGTTTCAATACCTGGCATTGTTTCAACCTCTTCTTCTGTTTCTATTTCTGCATCGTCTATCATGTCATACCATGCCTCAGAAACTGAATTAAATTCTTGAAAGTTATTGCATTTACCTTCTGAAACTGCTTTTTCTCTAGCTTTCTTAAGCTCTTCTAATTTAGCTGCTTCTTCTTTTAATGCCTTTTGAACATTACCGTCTATTTCTACTGTAGATTTTACAGATCCTTCTAAACCTTTTGATTCATTTATAAAATCTGTAAAGTTACCTAATTTTGATTCATTTGCATCTTCATATTCTCCAACCTCAACTGTGGCTATTCCAGTTAAGTATGGATCTTTATATGTAACAGGTTCCTCACCTTCTTGCTTATATACTAAATCATGGCTCATTGCCTTATAAGTTGAATTGTAGTGAGGATTCTTAAAAAGTGGATCTCGTTTAACTACTCTTCTGTAATCTTTTAATTTATCAGATTCAGATGTTTTTTTACCATTACTATCTCTATCGTATATTAATGAATCGTTTCCTCCAAAACCTGGTTTTTTAAGATCCATGTATTGGTCAAAATTATAAACATCTCTTCTATGTACGTCAAATATATCCATTCTTAATTTCTTAATTTTTATACTTCAATAGCACCTATTCTTGTTTCTTTGTAGCTATCGCACTGGAAGTTTGCTGTTAATTTGTATAATCCATCTTTCTTATATCCTAAATCCATTACAGTTAATGTATCATATAAATAAGCTGGATTAAAATTAAATTCTCTAAATATTTCCTGTGCTTTATTAAATAAAACCACTTTAATAGATCCTATATAATCCTTTTTTAAACCTTGTCTACCATTTAAAGGATCAAACGTTAAATCTCCCCATGCTCTCATCATATTGTAAACATAAGCATCGTTCGACTCGTTTAAGTTAACTTCAAAATTAACTTTTAACTGAGCGTCTGTCTTTTTAGGTACACCTGACGCAAAAGTACGTCTAGCGAATTTATAGTATTGATCTACTGTTGCTACACCAGTTAATTCAGGAAGTCCTGTAATATCTGTAACATGCTCAACTAATAGAGCATCATTCGTTCCTTGTATAACCGAAGGTAGATTTATAATTACCTCAAACTGGTTTAAAAATATTGGTTCGTAATAATTAGTAGCCGCTGTAGAGTTATCAAAATGTGGTAAGCCTGCCATAATTGTATAATTATTTTATTTTATTTTATTTATCCTTTTTTATCTAAAGGTTTTTATTACTTGGCAATACTATCCCTTGTTTTGGTGTAGTTTTTCCAAAGTTCATTATAAATATCACAAGATGCACCTAAAAAGTTGATTATACCTACGTATTTTCTCTTTTTTTCACCGTCCATCCTAGCTATTTTTTTACCTAGCTTTTTAGCGTCAGTAGTTGTAAGCTCTTCATCTGGTTTTTTTCCAACTAATTTTTTAAGAGCTCCCTTTTTTTCTAGAATGGCAAAGTCTTCAAAACTTAATACTTTTCTGTTCATAATAAAGGAATTTATTTTTTCTTACCGTTACCTACTACTTTCTTGCTTTTTGCTTTAGCTAAAAATTCTTTAGTATATTTCTGGATAGAAGCAGTTCCTTTTCCTTCAACTTTAGAAAGGTCTTGCTTAACTTTAGTACCGCCTTGATCTTTTTGAGCAGTATTACCTTTAGCACTATACTTAGCGGCAGCGGCTTTAGCAGCAGCCATGAATTGAGCGTGGTTCATTACAACATTCTTCTTCATCTTAGTGTATTATTTTTAGTTATTTATCTCTATAAGGACTTCAATTTTTTATAACCAGAGTACTTATATAAGTTATTTATTTAGTATTATATAGTTGTAATATAAAAACTAATTACATTTTGGCAGTACAAAAAAATATGAATAAAAAGGACATTGCAACTAAATATCAGAAATTAACTGATATAGAACATGTTCTCCATAGGCCTTATATGTATGTAGGCTCTACTAAAGCTCATAGAGGTGAGCAACCTCTCTTTAATGGAGAAAATGTTTACTTAAAAGAAGTGGTATATAACCCTGGTTTTATAAAATTGTTTGATGAAATACTCTCTAACTCAATAGATGAGCATAGAAGAACTCCTAAACTAGATGAAATACGAGTTATATTTGATTTAGACAATAACAGTATAACAGTATGGGATAATGGAGGAATACCTGTAAAAAAACACCCTGAGCACAAGGAATGGATACCAGAAATGATATTCTCTAATCTCAAAGCTGGTAGTAATTTTGATGATACTCAGGACAGAAATGTCGCAGGTACAAATGGAGTAGGATCTACTCTTACTACCATATTTAGTACAAAGTTTACAATTACAACTTGCGATGGAACCAATAAGTTCTCTCAGACTTTTACTGATAATATGAATAAGAGAACCAAGGCTTCTATCACTAAAGCAAGTAGAGGTTTTACAGAAATTGTTTATTTTCCTGACTTGTCTCGATTTAACATGAAAAATATAGATGAAAGTAGTTACTTAATTCTATATAAGAGATGTTTGGACGCTGCTGCGTGTAATGCTAAGCTTAAGATAAATGTCACAACTGTAAAAGATGGCAAATCAACTAAAAAAGAAATTAAGTTTAGAAAGTTTGAAGAGTACATTAAACTATATACTGGTGAATCTGAATATTTCTATGAAGAATCTAAAGATTGGAAAATAGGTTTTGCTAATTCAAAGAATGGATTTACTAATGTTAGTTTTGTCAATTCAGTTCATACAAAAGATGGAGGAACGCATGTAGACTATATTACAGATCAATTGATTAAATATCTACGTGAAATGATTCATAAGAAATATAAGGTTCAAGTTAAACCTAATGATATTAGAAATCATCTCTATGTATTTATTGATAGTACCGTAGTTAATCCTGCATTCTCTTCTCAAACTAAAGAAAAGCTTATAACTGAACAGAAATATTTTAAAACAAGTCATGAAGTTAGTGAAAAAATAGCAAAACTTGTTTTTAAATCTGAAATCATACAATCTGTTTTAGACTGGGTTGAAAGAAAAAAACTAGCAGAAGAAAGAGCAGAACTTAGAAAGCTAAATAAAAACCTAAGTAGCAGTAAAGTTCTTAAATTAATAGATGCAAAGAAAAAAGGCAATAGAAACGGTTGTATCTTAGGAATATATGAAGGATTATCTGCATTGAGTGCTGTTCGTAAGTTTAGAGATTCACAAACTATAGGGGCTTTTCCATTAAAAGGTAAATTCTTAAATGTCAGTGAACTGCCTAATTCAAAGGTTATTCAAAATGACGAAGTAAAAGACTTAATGGCAGCTCTTGGATTAAAATTAGGTGAAGAGCCGAACGCTCTTAGATATGGTAAAATATACATATACACTGATGCTGATCCTGATGGTGATTCTATCGCTTCACTATTAATAAACTTCTTTAATAAATATTGGCCTGAGCTATTTGACAGAGGGGTCATTCATAAAGTAATGACACCTATTGTTGTAGCAAAAAGAGCAAATAAAGTCTTAGAGTTTTACACAGACGAAGAGTATAAGAAATGGGCAAGTAAAGAAAAGTCTCTAACCAAATGGAATATAGAGTACAAAAAAGGACTTGCCTCTCTAGAAGACGCAGAATACGAGGAGATCATTAAAAATCCTAAAGTAATTAAGATAACTAATGATAAAGACTACAAAGAAAGCTTAAATACCTGGTTTGGAAAAGATTCTGCACCTAGAAAAGTAAAAATTTTAAATATAAACTAACATGAAAAAGAAAGAAAACAACGATTTTACAGAAATAGTTCAATTATTAATATGGGCATATAAGCAAGGCTATATGCATGCAGGAGCAGTTTTAAAAGACACTATTCCTGATGATAAAAAATTATCAGAAATGTTTGAAAAAGCATTAACAGAAAAGCAACAACAATAATGGAAAAAACGGTAACAGAATACTTAGATCAAGACTATGGAAATTATGCTAAATACGTAATTGAAAATAGGGCAATTCCTTCTGTTATAGATGGATTTAAACCTACTCAACGTAAGATAATTCACATAGCGTCTAAAGTTTGGAAAGGTTATAACGATAAGCCTTTAAAAATATTTCAATTAGGGGGTAAAGTTGCTTCTGATGCCAATTATCATCACGGAGACGCTTCACTTTCTTCAGCTATTATAGGAATGGCTCAATCTTTTAAGAACTCTATGCCATTACTTGATGAGATAGGTCAGTTTGGTTCTTTAAGATCACCTGAAGCTGGTGCTCCTAGATATATCTCAACTAAACTTAATGAAAACTTTAAATTACTATATAAAGATTTTGAGTTATTAGAATCTAGATATGAAGAGGGTATTGAAATAGAACCAAGTTTCTTTTTACCTATAATACCTACTGTGTTATTAAACGGTGGATCTGGAATAGCTGTAGGGTTTGCTACTAATATTCTAAATAGAAATCCTATAGACTTAATAGATGCATGCTTAAAACAATTATTAGGTAGACGGTATGATGAACCAAAACCATGGTATCGTGGGTTCACAGGAAGCTGCGAGAGGGACTCTTCAAACCCTTCTACTTGGATATTAAAAGGATCTTATGAAGTTAAGAATACGTCAACTGTTCACATCTCAGAGCTTCCTCCTTCTATTACCTATGAAAAATACGATAAGTATTTAATATCTAAAGAAGACACCAGAGAAATAGCTACATATGATGACAATTCT